ATTCAACCTGTCCTGCGTGTGGGTCGGTTGTGTTTGACATCAATGTAACATTGTTAGAAGTTTTCATAAAATGGAAGCCTGCAGGAGGAACAAATTTTACCATAGATCCAACAGTAAGATATTTTAAGCTAGTAGATGTAAACCCTCCAGTTTTTAAACTTAGGCCATCTAAATTTGCATCTAAAAATGATCCAGAACTTTCATTAGTACTAGACGAAGACTGTGTCCATATATAATTGTTTAAAGAAAAATCAATTCTTGTAAATTTATCATAATAATAATTTCTAAGTTGTTTCTTTGTAAGTATCGGTTGTATTGTATTAATTATTAAATTTTCAATATCATTACGAGTAGTAAATGTTAATCCATTTCTATCTAGATAGTATTCTTTATACAACACACCGTCATTACCATATATATTTGTTTTTGAATACTTTCCTGTAGAATCAATTAAATCAAAATATCTACTTATACCACTTGAAGTTCTATTTACACTTTTTGTTTTTATTATTTCTTGACTTATTGTGCTTGGCACAATATTATAATCTTCAGCCGTAACCATTCTATTTTGAGTATAATAAACTGCTGGAGCATTTAACTTAATACTTTCGTTTGTTTCAGATGATGCACTATTCAAGACAGAATATTTTAAACTTAATTCAAATGTTAATGTTTCTTCTATTCCTTCTGAAGAAAGATAATCAATGTCAATTGTAATTTTTTGCATACTATTAGCAGTAATATTTAATGACGAGTTTGCACTAGTTCTAAAATAACTTTTAAATGATCCTTGAGGAAGGTTTCCGAATATTCCGTCACTAAAGACTAAATCAATTTTATCATCTAAACGTGTAACTACGCTATAGATATTTTTTTGTGTACTTGATAAGTTATTGTAAACAGCATTGTTTCCTGTTGCACTATCAACTTTTTCCCACAAATCAGTTTCAAACCCGGATGTGTTTAATTGGTATAACCAAACATCTGTATTATTAACGTTATTAGTTTCAATGCTAATTACTTGATTAGTTGACGGTGTGTCAATTGTAAATGTTCCGTCTTCTAATAACCCTTGTTTAAAGTGCATAAAGAATCCAGTGTTTGAACTACCGAAACCTTTGTTATCATCTCTATAGATAAATCCTAAATTATTTCCTGCTAATGGTGGTTCTTCGATTATTTCATCAGATGTTAGTTCAGCTGAAACAACTTCAAACGGAATATTTTTCCCATCAATAACTTTTGAAAATCTATAGATCGGAAGATCAGTTGACGATCCGTTTAATTTATACTGTTGCGAAGATATATTGTTTACTTTAGCACTCTGTCTTGGGCGGCCAAATTTATTTGTTGACGGCAATGCTGCATTTAAAATTTTTGTAAATTGCTCGTACCAGTCAGGGTTAGTATTATCATTCCACAACACACTTTGACGACTAATATTTGATCCATTTGCATCTATAACATCTTCTGTAGTTTTAATTGACTCGACTTTTAATAAGCCACTTGCAGCTAAATTACGTTTTGCATTATAACTTAACAGCCTAGCTAATCTTAATATAGATTCCCTACGTTCTGCAAGCTCAAGAAAGTTTTCACGAGAATTTAGATCAATACGGAACGAAAGATTTTGACCTAAAAAACAAATCATATCAATTAACGCAAGATATTCAGATGACTCAATATAATCGTTAAAATCTTCTGGATAGTTTTCTCGTAGATAACTAATCATAGTTCGTCTTAGGTTATCAAAATCATAACTTTTAAAGTTTGCATTACGGAAAGATTGGTAAATTCTCTTCCAATCTTCAGCAACTAAAAGTCTGTTTTGTCTATCGGTTGATGACATATTCGTTCCTCATTTTAATTACTAATATTTATCGTATTAAGTTAAGTGCTATTATATTAATCCGTTGTTTTGATCAAATGTAAAACGTAGAGACTCTGTAATATTATACGGCAGATATGTAAGCGTTGTTTCAATTTGCAACCCATTTTCATAATCAGTTACAATTACTTCTTCTATTGTAACTCTAGTGTCATTTTGTAACACACGGTTTACATCATCTATAACTGCTTCTTTTAGCTCTTCAGTTAACGGCTCAAATAAGACATCCCAAATAATTGTTCCAAAATTAGGATCACTTAGTTTTTCTCCCTTACGTATATGAAAATGATTTATAATGTCTTGTTTTATAAGTGCAATATCGTTTAATCTGTAAGTTTTATTGTTAGGATTTATTGTGCTAAATCCTTTATACCAAGATTGTACAGATTGATCTGGAGTACTACTATTTTTAGTAACTTTTACTGTTTTATATAAATTTTTCTGTGGCATTTTACTTCCTTAAACTGTACTATCTTCTGCACCAGCACTAATAGTTGATCCGTCTATAGGCACATCTAACTCTGCTGGTATTGCCCAGTTACGTCTAATAGTTAGTGTGTATTGACTGTTTGATTCAAATCTATAGTTTGATATTTTTGCATTGTCACCTTGGTTGCCGCCAAGCACTTTGAAACGTTTATTTTTTGTATCTACTTCCCAAACAAACCCTACATGGCCGCCGCCCCTAGTTTTTGATTTAAATACAACAACATCTCCTTTACGAATCTGTGATGTATTACGCCAAGCAACTTCTGCGCCATAATTTTTGTATGCTTGCGAACTCATAGATTTTAAACCGCCTATTCCTGCTTCGTCTAAAGCCCAACTTACATAGGCTGCGCACCATGCATATGCCATAGCACTACTATCTCTTTCGTATGATTGATTACATACTCTATATGTTTGTAATATTCTAGGATTTCCTGGATTGCCTTTTTCTGTCCAATCTTGTGATAAGCAGTTTTGTAATAGAGCAATAAGTCTTTCGTATCCAGGATTTTGAGGTACAGGACCAGTAACTTCTGCACCTGCTATTGTTCCTTGTTCTTGACCTGGAATGCCTCCTGATTCTATATCTTGTCTTCCACTTTGATTAGAATAAGATAAAAATTGTTGGTTAGTTACAACGTCTCCTTCAAGATTTTGTTCAAACTCACCGTCATAATTAAAACGCTGTGATTCTGTATTAGGAATCTCATCAGTGTAGATTGGAATGTTAGGACTTATAACTTCACTTGCTGGTATTACTACATTACACATTATCCAAATCCTCTATCATCTATAGGAGCATTATACCAAGTACTATCTGCATCAACTACTGCAAAGAATTGCTGATCATGATCTCTGCCTAATTCATATCCTCGTTCAGTGCCAGCAATACAAAGTCTCATGTTACCTAATATGCCTCTTCCTTTATCTTTATATCTATCTTTTAAATATGCTGCACACACATCACACGATAGCTTAAAGTCTGTGAGTAATAATCCGGGGTCAGCTACAATGTCTACTCCGGCTAGCTCACCGTATTTTTTATAGTTTGCTTTGCCTGTTAACTGTATTAGTCCTCGACCAATATAATTGCCGCCGTCACCTTGTTCATCATTGCCCATTCCTGGACCAATATTACTTTGGTATCCATAAACTAATTCAAAAAATGTAAACTTGTCTTTCTTAATTTCAGTAAGCTCTGCATCACTAACTGATCTTGCTGCACTAAAAATACTACGTATTCTGTCATTACTTGTTCCGCTGTAACTTGATTCTTCAGTAGCATTAATTTGACTTTCAGTATTTGCACATGCAATAGCTGCTTTTACAAATTCTTCATTAAATCCTGCTATAGTTCTTAGTGAAGCTGCAAATATTCTTGCACGTTCTTTTTTGTCTGCAATTTCTTCAGGTGTACCAGTTGGTATTTGTGAGCCGCCTAATGTAGGTGAAGATGTAACACCGCCGGGTGTATTACTTGCTGCAATTGACCCGTTTGGTGCAACACTACCAGCTACATTTGCTGCTGTTCCTAAAGGTGCATTTGTACCTGTAACATTACTATTTCTTAAAAATGTATCAGGAGTCTGTGGCGGATAACTATCTATAGGCGTTTTACCTGCTTCTGTATTTTCAGGAGTATACGCTGCTGGATTTAGATTTTCGTGTTCATACCATGGTTCGTGTCCAGGGCGGCGTGTTGTTTGTAATGCTTGTTGTGGCGGAGTTGGAACAACTGGAGATGCAGCATCTGCAATTTCTGCATCGCCTGCTATAGCTGCTGTGCCAGCTGCTGGTCCGTTTAAGTGTACTTCTGCACCAGTTTGTGTAATGTTTGCACTAGCTCGTAAATCTAAGCCGCCGCCGGCTGCTGTTACAAGTGCTGCTGTGCCAGCATGTATGTCTGTTTGCTCTCCGGACGATAATTTAATGTTTGTTGCAGACTTGACATCTATAGCAGCATCCGAATTTACGATTAAATTACCAACTGCTTTAACATGTCCGTCACCATCAGTTGTAATTTTTAAACCAGCACAAGCATCTATATTAACATTTGATGTTGATCCAAAAAATGCATTACCGCTACTTTGTACTGCCATCTCACCTTGTGCAAGTATTGTTGTACTACCTTCACTAAACAGAGAAACAGTACTTTGTGCATTTGCATTAAAACTTGTACCTGCACTAAAAGATGTATGTGTTCCTGTTTTTACATTTCGCTGATCGCCTGCAGATTCGCTATGATTTCTACCAACAACAGTATTCATATCTCGTATTGCAGTAAAATTAATATCTCTATCTGCGGTAAAATTTAAATCTTGCGCACTATGTACACTAATGCTATCTTGTGCATAGATGTCAATTTTACCGTTTGCTGTTAATTCTATCCAACTACTGCCACTACCATGAGATATGTAAACTAAATCTTCTGTATTATGAAGTAAAATTTGATGACCTGTTCTTGTACGTATTCTTGTAAGTTCATTTGCAGGTAAAGTTTTATCTCCACCTGATTCACCAGCACGTTGATTTGTATACTCCATTGGCGTATTTTTAGCTGGTCCTCTACGTAACTGTGTTTCGTCACCGTCGTCCATTACAAAACTAGAACCGCCTAAACGATTGACAGGTATTGTAGCTTTATGCTCTTTATCGCCGTATCTAACTTTAGGTGCGCCTGGTCTTTTGTCTAACGGCCCGGGTGTATTCCACCCATAAACATTAGATACTGCTCCTCGTCTAGCAGAAGTAGTACTAAGTCCTCGAACTTCGTCTTTATCTAATCCTTGATCAAACATTCTATTTGCATAATCAACGTTGACTGGTTTATTATAAGCAGTTGGATGGTCGCCTCTTGTTTCTAATAGTTTGTTAAATTCGCCTACAGGTAATTTTGTACCTGTACTGTTGTAAGAAGTAGAAGCTCTACCGTCAGGAACCATAAAGTTCATATGTGTATCTTGTACACATCCTATCCAATATCCTTGATTAATTTTTCCTTCAGCAAATATTACGAGGACTTTTGTTCCAATGTCTGGCGGGACTGCC